AGCACTAGGTAATACTCTAGAAAAGTTTGTTGTAAATGATTTAATGTAAGGAATGTCTTCTCTATCATAGATGCTTAAAACTTTTAATTTATTATTTTTATCACGAGTCATTAGAACAACATCTGCTGCGCCTGGTAAATCTGGATTTTCAATATCGTGACGATTAGATGGTAATTTTCCACCAGTTTTTCTTCTATATTCGGCTAAAGCTGCCTGCTGTTCTTCAGTTTGTCCTCCTGAAAATGTATCCACAACTTCTATATTGGACATTGCTGCTGCATAGTCTAATGCATTTTTTAGTTCTTGTTTGATTTTTGATCTTCGAAAACCTTCTTGATTTTCTTGAACTCTGCTACCACTTGTAACTTGTTCAGCAGTAGCTGCATTACCAGTTAGTCCTTTCTCATACATAATCTTAGCTAAGTCTGCTTCAGCTTTGTTAAACTCTTCTGGAGTCTGAAGTTTCTCAGCAAAATCTACAATGTCTACGCCAGCACCAATACCTCCTGGTCCAGTTTCTATGATACCTCCAAGTTTCTTAAGTGTTTCACCATCCATTGACTTCATCACTTGAACAAACTTAGGCATTGAATCCACTGGAACTGTTTCATCAAGAGTTACTACATCAATACCCATTTTTTTTGCTATTGCAATTCTGGCGGCAGCATTTACTACTTCTGGCTTTTCAAAGTCTCGTACAAATGCTGTAGTTGTTTCTTCAAAGCTATTTGATGTTTTCATAAGTTCATTCAGACTAGCATAATTCTTATTGTTCTGAAATAGATCAAAAGACTCATCAATTGAATCTTTCATCGATGCAATGTATTCATCAACATCTTTTACGTTGCTTTTGTTAACGTGATACTTTTTAGGATCAATACCAGCTTCTGCTGCGGCACCTCTAACATGCAAGTGAAATACACCACCAGAACCACCATGATCACCATATGGTAATAGTCCTAAATTACTTTCAGCTATTGCATTTGCAACCATGCCTTTGATAGCTGCATCTGTATATCCAGCTTCTTTACCTTTTTTGGCAATATAATTGGCCAGTTCTGTTTGAATTTTAGCATTATCTTCTTTATTACCCATGCCGGCGCCATGAGTCGCATAATAGTTTCCAGTCAATCTGTTGTCATTGAATGTTGCAGGAGAATCTTCAAATTTGAAACCAGAAACTTTGCTTTCCGATTTGAATTCACCTAGAATTTTTTTCTTAGCCGCTTCAACAGACATCGTGTCTTTAATGTATATGTTTCTTGTGCTTTGAGGACCTATAGTTTGCTGTGATCTCTTTATGCCTATAGACTTTAGTTCAGCATCAGAAAGACCTGAGAATGGATCATCAGTTGACGAGAATGATTGTGTTTTCTTGTTTCTTACCACTTCATCAAAAGTTTTTTTTGCTTTCTCTGGTAATAATTTTCTCAATCTCTCTTCATTAACTTTACCAGTCAAACTAGACTCTAATTCTCTTTTCGATTTCGTTGTTCTAGGACTAACATATTCACTTGAAACGCCGCTGGTAATTGGTGAACTAGGTAAACCCTCACCAAACTTACCAGCAGCTATCTGAGATGTTGCTAATTGAAATCCACTAATGTCAGGCAATCTGTCTCTGTAGTATCTTGGAAACAAGTTTGCCATCTGGGTTGGTGTCAGCACTTGAGCCAACTGAGAATAAAACGTGTTATCACTTTGAGCCATATTGACACGATCACGAATAGTTGTGCTTCTAATCAGTTGACTGTAGCTGATCGTATATTCGTTTGGATTTATTGCCATCTATTACTATCTCTTCATTCGTTTTTGTGATGCGGCTCGGTCGCGTCTTGCTTCTTCTTGCTGCCTGATATGATCTTTCAGTAGATCAAGATAGATACCCTTTTCCCAAGGTATCATATTGTCAAGTTCTGTTAGACTATACTTGTGCATGTGCATCAAAGCAAAATTTGTTCTGTAGAAATTCTTCAGAGTATCATGACCGAGCATTATTGAAAAAAACTTTCAAAGTCTTGGATCTTGATCTTGTGATTGAATCCGCATTTCTCACATGTTCCAGATGCTACAAAACGGAAAAATGGTAGATCATTGATGAAGTCATCAAGCTTCTTGAATTGGCTTTCGGTCAAGTTTTCTAGAAAATCACGAAGCTCTTCTTTTGTGAAATCTTTAGATGTCAGTACCTTGTCTTTATCATAGATTATTTCAATGCAATTAACCAAAAGGTCAATCTTCTTATCAAAAGGGTTATCAGAACTATTGACGCTCTTCATTGCAGTGTATGATGGATATTTCATCTTGAGCTTGATGTTATTACCTATGTCTATGTCTAGCTTAGAGACATCTGTTCCGTATACTTCATAGTCTGTGATATTCATTTTTACATCAAAGACATTACGGCACTGACCATCATCTATTACGTGATTGCACCTGTACTTTAACTCGACTGTTTCACCAATAGACTTTGATCTAAGAGCAATGAATAGATAATCAATATCAAAGAATGCCAGCTTCTCAACATTGAGTTCACCAGATACCAAGCAGTTGTTTATGACCTGCTTTGTTGTCTTGATGATCTCATTGCTATCATTACTTTCAGAAGCCATCATCAGTAACTTCTCTTCTTTGACAACAAATGGTCTAAATGTTGCTTCTTTACCAGTCGATGGTATCTTTATCATGAATGTAGGTAAATCAATTTTGGGTAACATTATATCTCCTAATAATTATAATCAATACCATTTCTTCCCCAACTGCTGTAAGTAAATGTAACAGCAAGTCTCTGAAAGTTGTCATCCGCCCATGTGACTGGTTGCGGGCTGATCTGAATAGGATAAGCTTCTCGAAGAGTTATGGCATATGTTGCTTTTTGTTCTTCATCTAGCTGAAAAATATCAATACTTGTAGAGTATTCATTTTTATAGTTGAAATCAAATGTGTCGATAGGATTTATCATTTCTAACCAAGAGTCAAAAAATTGTCTCTCTTGTGAATTGATGCGACAAAGAAAAGTAAAGTTCACATCTTCATACACTGTTTGAAATGGAAACTTTACACTTGGACCGTAATAACGGATATCTGAATTCATGAATGTGCGACCAGGAAACTCGGCAACTTCACACAAATAGACTAAATCTTTTCTTACGAAATCAAGCGTTGTAGCTAATGGTAGAAGAGGCCAGGCGTTAATCTGCACAACAAATCTAGCACTTCTCGCAGGACCTTTACCTTCATTCATCTTAGAAAGAATTGTATTCATATCAAGAGCATTTGGTGCTGGTGCTACAGACTTAAAGTTTAATGCCATTTATTTTTACCTTTTTACTACAAAGAACTCGACTGGTAACTCTATTGCTCTGTCCCATTCTGTAGCAGGTACTTCAATAAAAGGACTTCTGACATGTGTGAATAGATATCTCTTTATGCAAGGACGCATCTGATTTGCAATTCTCTTGGTGCCAGCTAATAGATCATATGAAAGCTTCAACTTTGATCTTTCTGTCAGATTGCTGCTTGACTTGAACTTCATAAGCTTACCAAGCAACTCGGCGCGCTCTCCTTGACTTAGATAGTGTAAGTTCAAACCTAAGAATCCATCTGAATATCTCTCAATAGGAAATACCAAAGGAAATCTGTCATATACTGGAAGAGTGTCTTTGTGCTTTGGATCATACCAGTAAAAATACATCTTACCGATAACTGTAGAGCTTCGGCTTCGATCAACTGATCCTATGATCTTTCTGCGATATCCTACGGCAGTCTTTACCTTGCCAGAGAACCAGTCGCTAAGTTCTTTTTTGTTATATTTGTTATTGGTCATAAGACTATTTATTTAATTCCTAAGTGATCTTCAGTCATAATCATGAATTGCCAACCACGATCAGCACAATATTCTTCTGCTGCCTGCCATTTGGCTTGGTTTTTACCCCATGTTGTGACTTCTGTGATGTACTGCTTTGTGATGCGCTTCTTCTTTATAGGTTCTCTAGTCTCTTTCTTAGGTTTGATCTCAACGATCATTTCCTTCAGAGTACCATCTTTATCCTTTGCTTTGACATAGAAATCAGGAAAATATCTGTGATATCGATTATCTAACGGTGACTTGTATGGTATCTGAATTTCTTCACTAGACCACTCAAGAACAGCAGAATTCTCGTCTAAATATTTCATGAATTTTCGTTCCCATAACGAACGATATATGATGTTCGTCGGGTCACCTCTATACTTTTTTGGATTTTGTGGGGTAAATCTACCTTTGTATGTTTTCATATAAATATATATAACTCAATAAGGACTTGCATCGTACATGGAAACGACAAACGATAACAGAGAAGAAATATTACCTGGTGTAGACAGTAAATATAACTTCAAATACTACAAATTTCCTAATGATCTCACTCAGCGTCATAACAACCATTACATGGTAATACAGATCAATGTTCAGACCAATTTAGGTTCTGTACAGGGTAATTTTCCTATCACAGGTGTAACTGGTGATCTTTCAAAAGTTGATGAGTTGAACTGGAATGGTG